AGGTAGATCCATTAGGAAAAGAAAAGTTCTAAGTTTACAGTTTTTTCGACATTCCATTCAATCGCATCAAGAATAATCTTGAGTGGTTCTAAGAATGATTTATCAAATTGAAGGTCATGATCTATATAAGGATCAAGACCAATCTCATGAGGAAAATCTTGTATGAATGAAATGATATTCTCATGAATAATATTTGGTTTTTTTAAATAACAAAATTTAATTTTTTCACCATTTTGAATAAGTGAATACTTATTATCTAACTTATGTTTCTTGACATAGTGATTAAACAATAAGGCACCACGTATATGTATGGGAGTTCCCTTTGCATATATTGTAGAGTGTGCTCTATACTTTACTACATCTGATGCTGTGCGAGGGAATGCAATCTCCTCCGGAGGCAACTTTTTAAATTCTTTACGACATGTATCAATATAATCAATCATGTCATCTTCTGAACCATTCATCATTATCTTGAGTGCATCTTTAATCATTGTGCGACAGGGTGCAGGAGTTGATGATTTAACTGCCTCGATACCCATCATCTTAAGTTTTGGTTCATCATATCTTACTCCCTCACTATCCCATACATTTAAAATATATCTTTTCTTTGCTGTCCATATACCACGATCTGCAATGTTTTCTCTTTTCATGAACATCTTTTGATCATAAGCATTTACGTATTTGGCCAACGTTTCATAAGAACTCTCAATATATTTTTCGAGTTCCATCTCACACACCTTATTAAGGAACGAAACGATGCTCGAAGCATTTTTTTCTCTGCCCTCGTATACCCTATTGACAAGATCACCCAAGTTGAGATAGATACTGTCAGTATCACTAGCAATAACATAATCTACATCCTCCGTTTTTAGTATTTTGTTTAGATATGCGTTCATTTTGTTTTCTATCCAACGAATAGAAACCTGACCTGATAAAGTAATTGCTTCCGCATTTGCTAATTTATAATAGCGGAAGTATTGATTACCAATTGCACCATAGGCAGAGTTAAGAGAAATCTTCTTTGCCATCTGAATATTATTACATCTTGCGATTTCTTTTTCAAGTTCTTTAGTTGGTGTCTTTTCATAAGCTTTCTTTGCCTCGATCATTTTCTTCTTAAAGACCACACGATCTCCATACATTTTATCCATCAACTCAGGTAAAAATCCTCTCTTATCTTTTCGATACATTGCACCGTTTGCACATACCGCATTATCTTTATACATTTCAAATGTTAAATCTTGATCGAGTATCTTATCTACTGTGACTGTTGGATGTTTTGTTTCGATAAGTGTCTCTGGAGATATATTATACTGCATAATGAGATGGGGATACAGACTATTAAGGTCAAATGAAACTACCCAATCATACTTTCCGGGAATCGGTTCTTTTACATATGCACCTGCATACTTTTCTGCCTTCGATGATCGATTCTTTGGTGGAATTACAATGTTACGTTTCTTTAGATAATTGTAGATAATAGTATCCCACATTCTTACCTGATAAAACACATCATTGTAATTAACTTTAGCATCATAGGCCATCGTTAATGCCAACTCAATCAGTTTCATCTTATCTTCTAGGCGGTCAACAAGTTCAACGTCAATGATATTGTATTCAATAAACTTCTGCCATCCTTTTGTATAGAAGTCTTTGAATGTATCAAACTCACTATGATCCAATTTCTTTTGTCCAAGTTCTACACTTGCAATGTAATCCAAACGATATGACTCTTGTGCCTTATAAGTAAACTTCTTATATAGATCTAAGTAATCAAGTTGAGTTACACCACCAACATCAAACGTAGTATTCTTACGTCCATTAATATAAACTTCTCCTTCAGATACAAGACCCCATGGAGATAATCTTTTCATTAACTTACCACCAAGAACACGATCAATTCTCTTTGCAATGTAAGGTATGTCATATAATTGTATGTTCCATCCAGTGACAACATCAGGAACATCTTGCATCCAGTGATTTATAAATGTGCGAAGTAAATTCTCTTCTGTATTACAACAATGATATGTTACATTCTTTTGTGTGTTATTAAATGGTTTCATACCCCAAGTAATAATCTCTTTTGTTGTATAATCTTGTATTGTGATCGCAAGTATTTCTTCGCTACAAGATTCAACATCTGGGAATCCTTGTTCTGATGATACCTCAATATCAAGAGTAACTAA